CAACCCCGCCGAGATCATCCGGGCCGGACTGCACGCGGACCAGAAGATTAGCGAGCTGACGCGGGAGCGGGTCAAGATCCCGACCGGCAAGAACGACGACCCGAAGGACATCGCGGCGTTCCGCAAGACCTGGGGCGTTCCGGAGAAGGCGGACGACTACAAGGCCGAGATCCCGAAGGAAGTCGGCACGCTCTCCGATCTCGATCAGGAACTGCTGTCGGAGTTCAAGCAGAACGCCTACGAGAAGAACTACTCGCAGGGCCAGTTCGACGACGCCGTCAAGATGTACTGGGCCGTCGACCAGCGGGTGAAGGCCGCGCAGGAAGCGCAGCGCATCCAGCGCCAGCAGGCGAACATGGATGAGATCCGCAGCTTCGCAGGTGCGGAATACCGTAACAACGTGGAACTCGCGAACCGGATGTTCCAGAACGACCTCAAGCAGCTCGGCTACACCGACAACGACTCGCAGTCCCTGATGAACACGCAGTTGGCCGACGGCTCGCTGCTCGGTGACCACCCGACGTTCGTCAAGTGGGCGTTCATGGTCGCCAAGGAACGCGCCGACGACGGGGCCTTCGTCGGGTCGGAACCGGCTGACGGCGTCGATGTCGACAGCGAGATCCGCCGTATCGTGGCTGTGCGCGACAAGGACCCGAAGGAATACGAGGCCCTGCAGCCGCAGCTCGACCGCCTGATCGCGGTCCAGAACCGCCGCAAAGCCCGGGGGCGGTGATCCATGGACCTCCAGACCTTCCTCGCGTGGTTCTCCGGGATGGAGGAGAACATCAAGAAACAGCCGACCCCCGCCCAGTGGGCGCGCATCCTGCACAAGGTCAACGAACTGAAGACGGCGCCCGCGTCTCCGACTCCGGTCTCGACCAGCGTCCCGGTCGCGCCGCGCAAGACCAAGCCGACCACGGCATCCGGATGGAAGGCCCAGTATGAGGCCGCACTGGTCGCCATGGGGTTCGATGAGGAGTCGGCGAAGGAGTTTCTGGCAAGCGTCAACGTCGATCTGACCCGCGACCCCGCCGAGGCCGCCAAGGCTGACGCGGGCCCGATGATGTCGACGCACTGATGTTGCCCCGCCCTGATGACATCGCCCGGGCTCTGGACTGGCTCGAGGGCAATCATCAGGACGACCCGCAGATCACGGTCCTGCTGCTCACCACACGGCAGGCCCGCACGCTGTTCTTCATGCGGGGGGCGCTTATTCTCGAGGCGCGTCGCCGCCCGGTCCTGCACCGGGGGCGCTGGATACGGGTGATCGACTGATGGCTCATGTCTTCGTCCCAGCGCGTGGCTTCTGGCTGCGCGTCCTTGACCTCTTCGGGTGCGACGGGTTGGCGATGCCGTGGCGTCGGGTCTACATGCGGCCGTCCTGCCTGCACAACGACGGGTTGCGCGCCCACGAGTGGGTCCACATCCAGCAGATTGATCGGATGGGCCCGGTCTGGTTCTCGCTCCGATACCTCTACGAACTCATCCGCTACGGCTATCGCGAGATGCCGATGGAGCGGGAGGCCAACGAGGTCCAGGCGCATGCGGAGCGCTACCGCGCAGAGTTCCTGGCCGCCTACGAACACAAGCGGACCATCCTACGCCTTTGAACCACAACAGAATTGACGTCCGGCTAGAGATTTCAAGGCCGGACGTCAAACGTCAGTACAGCGTAGTATTTCCCGACGTCTCTTAGGACATTTGCTCCGGGCACCCCGCTCGCCGGCCCCGGCCGTCCATTCCAGAACTGTCAGACTCGACTCGCCGACTGCATTTGCGTGCGGCCCGCAGCCTTGTTTCGCGTGCGCGGTACCCCGCCCTCCCGCAGTCGTCGGGCACCCGACCTGCCGTTCTCCGTCTGATCCCATCAATCGGCTCAAACAGGAGAATTTCCCATGGCCGACAATAGCGTAATGGCAACCAAGTATGCGACGGAGTTCGTCGCGGCGTACGAGCAGAAGCAGTCCCTCCTTCGTGGCACCGTCACGACCGAAGGCGACATCAAGGGCAACAACTTCGTCTTCATCATCGAGGGTGCCGCCGACTCGGCGGTCACGCGTGGCGCCAACGGCGCTATCCCGTATGCCTCCGACGACCAGACGAGCGCGACCTGCACGCTGGCGGAGTACCACCACCTCGCCCGCAAGAACAACTTCAACATCTACTCGTCGTCGGTGCCGCAGCGTCTCAGCATGCAGCGCCGCGGTGTGGTCTCGATCAACAAAAAGACCGACGACCTGATCACCACCCAGCTCGCCACCACGACCTATTCTGCCAACGGTGGCACGGCGATCACCGGCATGACGATCTACAACCTGCTCGAGGCCTGCGCCATCCTCGACGAGAACTTCGTTCCGGATGACGGCGAGCGCTACGGTCTGCTGACGCCGATGGCGTGGGCGCACCTGATGGACGTCGCCCAGTTCTCGAGCGGCGACTACGTCCCCGACAAGCCGTTCATGCGCTACTCGCAGTGGCGCAACTGGAACGGCGTGAAGTGGTGCCGTCACCCGAACCTTCCGGGCGTCGGTGGCGCGACCGCGTCGTGCTTCGTCTACCACAAGATGGCCGTCGGTCACGGCCTCAACATGGGCGACATGACGACCAAGGTCGGCGTCAACGACGAGCAGGACTACTCGTGGGCCCGTTGCTCCGCCTACCAGGGCGCCAAGGCCCTGCAGTTGGCCGGCATCGTCAAGCTGGTCCACAACGACAACACCGCTCTGAGCTGATCAGGTAACGGATAGGAGATAGTCACATGGCTTACGACACGAACGAACTCTATCTGGTGCACGCGGCGGGCGGTGGCAACGCTCAGCGCTGGCGCTACGAGGGCACCGACGCCATCACCACGGTGGCGACGGCGGCCTACATCTCGGATGCCGCTGATCGTGGCATGCGGGTGGGCGACATCGTCGACGTGCTGCAGTTCGCCTCGACCGCCAAGGCGGCGATCTCGGCGCACGACCAGCTCATCGCCACGGCCGTCGCGAGCACGGGCGCCACTCTGGGTCACATCTTCGGCACGGCCACGGCCACTGCCGGCGCTGCGACCCTGAACGCATTGAAGGGCAAGATCACGTCGGAGGCGCTGACCACGGCGGCTGCGGCTGAGTACACCCTGACGCTGACGAACTCGCAGATCGCAGCGGGGGACATCATCCTCGCCTCGGTCGACCCCAAGACCTCGGCGGGCTCGCCCGCCATTGGGCAGTGCAAGGCCAACGCCGGCTCGGCGGTGATCACGGTCACCAACCTCCACGCCGCCAACGCCTTCGACGCCGCCATCCAGATCAACTTCGTCGTCCTCAAGGCGCCGGCGTGATCTGACGGAAACTGAGGGCGGGGGCACAGTCCCCCGCCTTTTCTTCAACCCAAGGATATCCCCATGGCCAAGACCGCCACCCGCACCGCCGAGTCCGCCGCTGAAGATGTGACCGCCGTGCTTTCGCCTGTTGCCCGTGTGCGTGCCAACACCACCCCCCAGGCCACCAAAGAAATGGTCCGGCCGGCCGGGACTCTGTGGGGCGCCTGGAGCGTCGTCGCTCAGGAGGATCATACCGTCGAGCACGCCAAGAACCCCCGGTATTTGTGGAACCGCGCCGACGAGATCCGCCCCCTCGATTACATCGAGATCAAACACCCCTACGGATTGTGGTGCCTGTGCCTCGACGTCGTGCGTGTCGACCGCGAGCAGCAGGCCGTGATTGCCTACATTCGCAACGAGTTCGATTTCTCGCGGGCCGAGATCATCATGCCGGACATCTCCGGCGCAACCATCGAGTTCCTCGGTGCGAGCCAGTGGACCATCAAGGACGGCCACCGCACCATCAAGGACGGGTTCGCCAGTCGGCAGTCGGCCGAAGCCCACCTCGCTGACCTGCGGCGCCGCTGATGCCCACGCAGCTCACCGTCTTCAACGCCGCGCTCGGGCTTCTCGGCCAGCCGATGGTCGAGACCGTCGACGATACCGGCGAGGATGCCCTCGTGCTGCGCGGCCACTGGGAGCCGGTGGCGCTGCGCTGTCACGAAGCCACAGCCTGGGATCACGCCAAACTGCGGGACGAACTCGCCCGCCTCGAGGCGACCCCGACACACGGATATGACTACTACTATGCCCTCCCGTCTGATCTCCTCCGACTTCTGTGGATCTCGGAGACCGGTGCCGTGGGCGATGAACTGCTCGGCTACTCGGTCGAGGTCGGCAAGGTCGCGACCTCGGCAGAGACCGTGTTCATCAGCTACGTCTCGGAGACGTCGGTGTCATCCGTCGGGCGCTGGTCCGAGACCTTCGCGCATTGGGTTGCGACCGAACTGGCGTTCATGGCCGCTCCCAAGCTGGCACCTGGTCGCCTCGATGAGATCAAGGTCGAGCGGAAAAAGGCCAAGTCAGAGGCCATCGGGCTCGACGCCACGCAGGGTCCGCCGCAGCGGCGCCGGCATGGCGCGTGGTCGTCGGCGGCGCGCGGGAACTACCTCAACCCGAGCCGCGAGCAAAGCTGATGACGACGGTGGCCAACGGCGCATATACCGTTTTCAATGGCGGCGAGATTGGTCTCGAGACGATCAACCGGCTGACTCTCGAGAACTACGGGGCCACCGCCGAGACGATCGAGAACATCTGGCTCGATGCCAACGGTCCTATGTGCCTGCGCCCGGGGTTCCAGTTCCTCGCCGACATGGGCACCGACCGCTACCGCATCCACCCGTTTGTCCGCCGCAGCACCGAGAAGTTCCTGCTGGCGCTCAGCGATACGGCCGTCCGGATTATCGCGGACGGCGACGTCGTGGCCCGGCCGTCCGTCACCTCCACCGTCGTGGACGGCAACTTCAACGCTTTGACCGGATGGACCGACCTCTCGACCGGCTCCGCCACGGCGACCATCGGATCGGGCCGCCTGCTCTTGAACTCCAACGGCTCGGACACCGCCGGCGTTCAACAATTGGTGACGACGTCCAGCGCCGGCACGCTGCATGCGCTCGAGATCTTCGTGCACCACGGACCGGTGACGTTCCGCTGCGGTTCGACCGCCGGCGGTGACGAGTACATCGAAGAGATGACCCTGAAGACGGGGCACCACTCGCTCGGGTTTACCCCGTCCGGGTCCTACTATGTGCAACTCACGTCGATCCTGTACCGCCAGATCGAGGTCGAAAGCCTGCAGGTGGCGAGTACCGGCGACCTCGTTCTCACCTCCCCGTGGGGTGTGGATGAGCTCCAGTCCCTCCGGTTCGAGCAATCCCTGAACACCATGTACGTCTCGAACGGCACGCTGAAGCAGCGCCGGATCGAGCGTTGGGACAACAACTCGTGGAGCTTGGTCGAGACGCAGGAAGAGGACGGCCCGTTCCGCGACCCGAACACCGACGAGAGCCTGACGATCACCCCGTCGGTCCGAACGGGTAACGGGACGCTGACCGCCAACCGGTCGCTGTTTCGGGCGGAGCACGTCGGGTCTCTGTGGCGATTGACCCAGGCCGGCCAGTTCGAGTCCCGCACCATCACGGCAGACGACCAGTGGTCCGACGAAGTTCAGGTGCAAGGCGTTGGGTCGTCGCGCGCGATCACGTTCACGGTCGGGACGGGGTTGACGGGCACGGTTCGCATTCAGCGGTCGATCGGCAATACGACGTCCTGGGCGGACGCGTCGACGTCGTCGAGCACGTCGGGCGGCGTCACGATCGTCACGACCGGGTCAGGCGCGGCCCAAGCCTTCAACGACGGGCTCGACAACAACAACGTCTACTATCGCGTGGGCGTGAAGACCGGCGAGTACACCTCGGGGTCTGGCACGGTCACGATCTACTACGGTTTTTCCTCGAACGAAGGCATCGTGCGGGTCACCAACTACGCGTCGTCCCTCTCGGTCTCGATGGAAGTTCTCGAGAACCTTTCCGCCGCCACCGCAACGTCGGACTGGGAAGAGGGCGCCTGGAGCGATTACCGGGGCTGGCCGCGGGCGCTGTCGGTGTTCGACGGGCGTCTGTGGTCCCTGAAGGATGACAAGTTCTGGGGCTCCTACTCCGAGGCCTACGAAAGTCACGCCCACGACGAGGGTGACTCGTCCGCCGTCGCCCGGTCCGTGGCTGTGGGCGCGGCGAACACGGGGCAGTGGATGATGGCCCTCGGCCGCCTCATCATCGGCACGGAAGGCGCCGAGGTCGTGGTGCGCTCGAACGCCTTCGACGAACCCTTGACCACGACCAACATGACCGTCCGCGAGATGTCGACCTACGGGGTCGGGGACATCCAGCCGATCAAGATCGACACGCGCTGCCTCTACGTCGACAGTTCGACGATCCACATGATGGAGATCGTCTACAACGTCCAGATTCAGGACTACGTCGCCCGGCCCTTGACCACCCTGCACCGGGACATCGGACGGGCTGGCCTAGCGCAGTTGGCCGTGGTGCGGCGCCCGGATACGCGGGTCTTGGCTGTCCGCAACGACGGGCAGTTGCTGGTCAAGCTGTTTGACCCGACCGAGAATGTTTTAGGCTGGGCGCGCTGGCAGACAGACGGGGCATCGGGGACGATCGAGTCCGTCGCGGTGCTGCCGGGCGGCACGGCCAATCAGGATGAGATTTACATCATCGCCAAGCGCACGATCGGCGGCGTCGACAAGCGCTACCTCGAAAGATTGGGTCCGGTCTACTACGCCACGGCGTCGGATGCGCGCTGCCTCGATTCCCACATCGTCTACACCTCGGACGCACTGACCTGGGGCGATTCGGACGAACTGGTGTGGGGCACCAACGATCCCCTCCGCTGGGGCTCGACGACGACCACGGTGACGGGACTGGATCACCTCGAGGCTCAGACCGTCACGGCCTGGGCGGACGGGTACTATGCCGGCACGTTCACGGTCTCGGGCGGGTCGATCACCTTGTCGGTGGCGGCGGCGACGATCGTGGTCGGGCTCACCTACACCGGCCGGTATAAGTCCTCGAAACTCTCGTTCGGCGCCCAGCAGGGCACGGGGCTGGCGCAACGGGCCCGCCCGGCAAAGTCGTCGCTGATCATCCGCAAGGCCGCAACGGCTGGGATTGAATACGGGCAGAACTTCACGACCATGCACCGGTTGAAGGATCGGGACGTGAATGACGCCTACGACTCCGGGCCCGCCCTGGTCTCGGCGACGCGCGACCGGATCTCGATGCCGGGCGGTCTCACCAACGATCCCCGGCTGTGCCTCCGGATGACGGCCCCCTTCCCGGGCTGGATCGATGGGTTCGTCGTGGGCAACGAGCTCATGGAGCGCGTGGCGTGAGCAAGTTCCAATCTCACCCTGCTGATGACGGCTACGTTTGTCGGCGGATGGATCCGGCCGACGGCGTCGAGATCGAAGGGGTGGAGATCGAGAATCCGATCTGGGGGGGGACTCTCGAGAAAGACGGGGTCCCCGTGGCCTACGCGGGGGTGAACCTCATCGCCGGTCGGCACTGGGTCTACTTCTACATCAAGGATGATAACGTCCGAACCTATGGACTCTGGATCGTCCGGCTGATCCGCGACTCCATGAAGATGTGCGAAGAGAACGGGATCACCACACTCTACGGGCTGTGCGACACCACGAAGCCGAACGCGCGGCAGTTCATGACCGCGCTTGGGTTCCGGCCGGTGTCGGCCTTGGACAAGTCTTCAGACATCATTCTGTACGAGCGCCTGATGGCCAATCCCGAGATGGATCAATGGCCGAGGACGTGGCGCTGGCAAGCACAAGGAAACTGAAATGGCGGGGTTGGCGGCAGTCGGCGGGATTGTGTCGGGGGTTGCGGGCGGTATGGGCTCGATGATGGGCGCGGCCGGTGAGGCGTCGGCTCTGAGGACGCAGGCCAACGTGAAAGCTGCTGAAGGTCAAGCACAGCGGCGCAAGGGCATCGAAGAGCAGGGACGCGCGACCTACAAAGCCCGCGAAGAGCAGAAGCAAACCGACAAGACGCTCAGTGACCAGCGCGCGCGGTTCGCCTCGGCGGGCGGCGGCATCGACGGGTCGGCGCGAGAGACGTCCGAACTGACGGGCGAACGAGGATTGGATCGCAGTAACACCACGATTTGGCAGGGGCTCCAGGCCAATCAGTCAAGGCAGTTCCAGGCCGATATTCTGCAAGTCGAAGCGGACTCGCTGCGCCAAGCCGCGAGCACGAAGCAGAAGGCCGGTGCGATTGCGGGGATTTCTTCGATGGTGGGCGGGTTCGGCGGGGCCATCAAGGGCGGCGGTGGGATTGGCGGCGGGTCGTCGGGTGGCAACTACGTGTTCGGCTCATAGGGGGATAGCACATGGTGAAGATCCCTGACCAATGGGCCATCCCGGCACCGAGTTTCGCGGCGCCGACCGGCATTCCCAAATACGACGCGTCGGCATTCGCAGCGCCCGGCCGTGCCCAAGCCCAGATGGGCGAGGCCATCGGCAAACTGGGCCACGCACTGGGCGGCGTGATTTCGGCGGCTGGGGAACAGGACGACAAGGCGGAAGAGTATCGCACGGCGACGTCGTTCGTGCAGTTCAAGCAGGAGCAGGACGACGCCTATGAGAAGGCCCATCGCGGCATCGCTCCGGATGGGTCTGGGTTCCAAGATGAGCGCGCCGCCGACCACCTCAAGGCCGGCAAGGATTGGTTCAAGACCGTCCCGGATAAGCTGAAACCCAAATACGATTATGCACTGGTCCAGCATGG